TCTGCTTCCAGCCGGAGTTGCCTACACCGACCTCGAAAATACTATCTGCGAGATTTTCGTTATAGTGTCCGACTGCGAATCCGTCCTCAAAATCTACTATTGTTTTCTTGCCGAAAGTAGCGGAGTTTTTTGCGTTTGCTTCGGTTGCTTCATTGTGAGCAGCTGCATTTCTTCCTCTCGCCTTAGTGGTATCGCCTTGTGCCATGTTGAATCCAAAGGTGTCTGCGTGATCGAGAATTTCTTCCCCTGTGGTTTGCTTATACTTGTCGCTTGCGTTATATTCCTCCTCGGTTACGCCCGCCTGCGTGTTTCCGCCGAGAGCTACGCCGCCGCGCTGATACGCGTGATTCTGTGAGCTATCCGGATGACGGCTCTGCTTGAGAGAATATTCCGCTTCGCCTTTTTCAAGAGGGATGTCCTTTTTTCCGAGAATGTCATCTCTGCCGATTATGTAGTCGGGTGCATTAGGGTCGGTTTGGTTATAGTTGGCTCTTGCAGGGATAGGGAATGTCTCTCCGAACTCAGCTTCTATTTCTTCGTCTATCTCAAGCTCAATTGGAATATATTCGTCGACCATTACATGACCTCCTCGTTGATGATGTCCTGTATAACCAAGGGTCGCGGAAGAGATGCAATGACCGTTTCGGTAAAGGTTTTGATCTTTAACTGCAGGATCGCCTTGTTGTTGGCAGACAAGGAAAGCGTTTCATCCTGCGAGAGCTTGATGCTCAAACTGTTGTTGTCTTTGTTTTTAAGAATATCGGAAGTGGTTTTTTTAATTACCTCTTTTCCGGATTGCTCTATGGAAACGATTGCCGAAGCGATGTTATTATCGACGTTGACCGTGTTCGGCAGTTTCATCGTTATGGTAGGGGTTGTTCCTCTTATCATATCGTGCCTCCTGTTTTTTCTGTTAATATGTTATCATCGCAGGGGGCATACCCCCTGCGATATGGTTTCGGTTAGTCCTTGAGCCACCCTTTGCAAGTGTTGAGAATGTCACTTACCGAGCCGTAGAGCTTGGTATCTCGGAGAATATAGCGGATACGCTTCATCTCTTCGGTATCACCCTTTTTGTACGCCTCCTTGTATCGAGGTTTCCAATAAGAAGTGACCGCGCTCTTCACGGCAGACTCGGCTTTGGCTTTGGCTTCTCGCTTGGCTTTGGTCTCGCTGAAGGTCTTGCCTTCCTTCTCGGCATCGCGCCTTGCTTCCTCAAGGTATGCTTCGGTCTTCTTTTCGATATGCCACTCCAAGGCGGTGGTGGGGTCACCATTCTCCATTGCCTCATAGAGGTCATCGTATCTACTGTAGCCATCCTTCCCAGAGTGCTTCCAACGATCTATCATCCAATAGATATCATCATCGGTAGGCGGATTCCCCTCGGAGTCGGTTTTACCGACCATCTCGATAATGCTCTTGATGATCTTAGTTGCCTCGTCATCGTTTATATCTCCGTTTTGGAATGCTTCCTTCACGCACTTCGTGAGTCCGTTGTAGATTTTGTCCTCCGCTACTCCGTTGCTCATCAACTGTCCGTACAAGTATTCCGCGCGGTCTTCATTACCGCTTGCGATGGCATCATACATTCTCTTGTATCCCTCGGAATGTGTGTCCTCGTTGGTCTGGTATTTAAGCTCCCCGTAGCCGAGTTCACCTGCGACCGCGTTCCACATAGCAATCGCATCTCTCCAAATGTTTGATACTGCAAAGCCGCTCGTCTGGCTTGCTACTGCCAACGCTTTGTTGAAGGTGTTGTGAAGCTTGTAGTATGAGTAGTTGTCTGCGAGCTTGAATATGCTCTTGGAAAGGTCAATGAGATTGACAATATAAGCCATGTCCGAGCGGTCAGTTCTACCGTACGTAAAGTAGTCGACGAAGTCGGATATCCACGGGATCATATTCAACGGCATAAGGTTACCTGCGACGTTCTCGCCAAGGTTGGAAAGGAACTTCTCCCACCACTCCTCATAGTCATCGTCATCTCTAAACGCATCGATGGGAGCGGTTACAAGAGCATTAAGCAACTGCGAGAAGATGAATACAGAGGTGACCTTCGCAATGCCCTTAGCGTTGTTCTTTACCGCATACTTTTTTCCATGAATTGCCCAATCTCTGCCAAACTTATCCGCTTGGCGAAGGAGTGTGTTATAGGATTGTACGGGTTCGGACATAAATGCGGAGGTTGATCTATGCAAGAATTTCCTTGATCTCATCCATTGTGACTTGGCAAGTACCGAATCAACGACCTGTGTGCGAAGGATGATATCATCGAATCGTTCCACTGTCTTCTTGAGAAGCTCCTCGTTAGATATGCCCTTGTTCTTTTCTAAGGTCTCCTTCTTGCAAGCATTCCAGAGAGCCGACCAAGCGAGTGAATCGGCAAACTCCGCGCCTTTCATACCGGTCTCGGTAAACTTGTCCGCAGCGGACGCGTTTTTCATTACCTGAGTTTCAAGGGGTCTTGATACATCGACGTCGTAATAACCCATTGACTTCCATTTAGCTATCCCGGAGTTTGCAAGCATCTCTTCGTATGACGCTTTCATGTCCTTGCCCACAAGGGGAGTAACGTATTTGGGATGGATGAGTTCGTATGCTCTTGCCAACGAGAATGGCTGCTGTATAACAACGCGGGCATTCCACGATACCGCTACTCGGTTCACCATTCTCAACTGACGAAAAGCAAAATCTTCCGAAAGCCCGCTGTCTGCCTGACTGTTAATAGATCCGAGCAGGTCACGGACATACTTGTCAGCGTAAGTTCCGTAAGCAAGTCGAAGTGTTTCATGCACGGATTTTTCAGGAGTTTGTGAATCAATGTCTTGTGTTTCTCTATAGTTAAACCATTTGATAGTGTCGATAACAGGCAATGCCCAAGCGTTGTATAAAGCCATCTCCGCCATGTGGTTATTGAACACGGAGAAAATGCCGTCCACGATAACTGCATTGTTTGCCTCTATGTTTCTCTCCTTCGTGAAGGACTTATTGAGAAGTGCATAGATGTTTTCTCTCTGCTGTTGCGCTTTGTATTCATCACCTGCTGCAACGGTGCGTATAGGATAGTAGTTTGGAGTGGTAAATGCGTGGTATCCAAATCGTATCATGGATATTTCGTTTCCCCATGTAGAGCCGACCTTTTCCATAAAGCTCTGCATTGCATCCGCTACTTCTCTTGCTCTCGGAATTTCGTCGAGTGCCTTTTCAACCGCAATGGCATCGATCTCGTTAAAGAAGATGTTTTTGAAACGAGTTATTTTTCCTTTGTTCTTAACGTCGGCGAAACGAATACCGCCGCCCTCAAGGATATGTCTTCGCGAGTCTTCCTGCTTCAGCAAACAATGAAGCCCCATCAGCATTTCTGCTGTGATACGGTATTTCTCGCCGCCTATTTTAACGGTGACAAGCTTTGTTCTCCACTCCTTCGACTCATTTTCGGTATAGGCGTCCTCGACAAAGTCAAGTATCTTCTGCACGTTGTATGCCATCTTAGATTGGCCCTTAACGAGCATATTATAAACGTGCTTGCCGCCTTCACCGAACCTATCAAACACAGTAATCGGTGTTGCGAGATCCCACATTAGCATTTTCGATAATTTCTGTTTGAGTTCGCTCGTTTCTGTGGGAAGCTCGCCTACGTAATCCATAGTGGACGTTGCATCGCTTTTTACATCATAATGAGCGTTCGTGTAGTACTTGCCGGCATTGTTAATTGCAGTCTGCAGAGAACGCAGGAACTTATATGCCGACTCAAGTTGTTGCTCGTTCATCTTGTTCACGTCGAACTCATCGGAAGCAAGGTTTTCTGCGGCATTAAAGTAGGTTAATGTCGCCCCAATCCACTCAAACATTTCGTCCGGTATGTCCAACTGTCCATATTCTGTTTCAATAGAGTTTTGTTTGAGTTGTTTGGCAAGTGCCTCGAGAGAATTTCTTGTTTCTTCTCTTTTTGCATTTTCAAAGGTGGGTCTTGCGTTGCCGTCATTGTCGTATGTAGTAAAGTTGAATGCCGACAGTACTTTTGCGACCGAAGCGCCGAACGCTTCAGGAATAGCAGTCTTTGCGGTCGGATGCTCAAGGCGTTTCTGCAAGCCACTCACGATCTTTTCCATACGAGGTCTGTAGTAGTGGAGAGCTTTGCTTTCCGCACGTTCCTTGCGATACTTCGCGAGTTTTTCCAAGCCGAGCTTGTACGCTTTTGCCCTCTCACGATAGATGACTTCCTGCAAAGGTTTGGATGCCTCGAGGGAGAGGAGCTTCTTGTCGGCACGATTGATCCTATCGGCAAGTATTTCGGCTTGGCTTTCAAGAGCCGGAAGCTTGCTTCTGTCCTGGCCCTCGGTAAACCTGATTTTCTGAATCTCCGCACGAAGCTCTGCGAGCTTGTTCTGATCCTCGTTGAGTTTAACGATTTGCAGCTTATACTTTAGAAGCCAGGATCTCTCGACATCGTTCTGCGCGACCGACTCAAATGCATTGGCAAGGAGAGTTCTGTTGTCTATAGCGTTGTCGGTGCGTTCAGAAAGAGAAAAATTCTTCGAGGTGTTGACAGAATTCTGATTTTGTGGTACACTACTTTTGAACTGAGGAGAACGTGGAGTATTGGCAATGGCTTCCTTTGAAGCAAATTGCGCCACGGTAACTCGGTTCTTTTTATTGAACTCCACATCGAGCGAGTCCCTTAATCTCGCATCATTTTCGTGTATCAATTCTCCGAGTGTTTTGCCCGATCCGATCGTATCATTCCACTTTGCCTCGCTAAATTGAACGAGCATTACGGGAACAACGTTAGGATTTCTCCTGCCTCCGACCACTTCTACGACGATGTAGTAGCCGTTGGGGGATTTTTTTGCATAAGCAAAGCTTTGTCTCTGTGTAGGATTTTCGATTGTGGTGAACAAGCTCTCGACCACGTCGGGAGAGTATATTGCCATCACGGCTTCTTTTATAGTCTCATCTGTGAGAGGTAACTGCCTTCTGCCTGTTTCTATTGCTACATCGTTGTGCCTTGTGTATTCGTGCCAAATATCGTCACCGTTGATCGCGATGTACTTTCCTGTTAGATCTATTCGTCCCTCGGATGCGGCGCTCACCATGGCGGTAATATCGGAAGGAAACTCGGAAATCCGTTCTTGGTTGTATTTTACCCCAAGGTCCCCCTTATTCTTAATGGCTTTATCTACCGTTGCATCGACTTTCTTCTTTCGCTCTGAGAAACGGATGTCGTTATTATCAAAGTTGAATCGCTCGGAGAGAGGAATCACATCACCGTTATCGTCGTAGGTTACGGGATCGGCGGATTTGATCTGTTCAGCGTCAAGTGCCATATAAATGTGGCTATTGCCCGCCGGTAATATTACTCCATCGTAGCCCTCGGATTCCAGTTTGGCGGCGTTCAGTCTGTATGCGTCATCGTTTGTAGCGCGGTAAGGATTCTCGAACTTCAAATAAACGGAATATACATTTTTACCATACCCCGAAGCAACGTCTTTCTTTTCGGCAAAATAGAAACCATCTCCAAGGATGCCCACGCCTGTAGTATCGCCTATTTTACCCTTATCAAATACGCTGAAGCCGTCCGCATCGGTTCCGTGGTACGCTTTAATGGTATATCCTGCCTCCTTAGCAGCCGCAATAACCATCTGCTTTGCGGCATCAAGATTACCTGCGGAAACATACTTCGCATATTTTTCATCATTTTTTTGGTTTGTATATTTGATTGTTTCTGCAATGCCTTCCCACTTGATTTGCTTCTGTTCTTTAGAAAGCATATCATCAGGTATATACCGTAACACATCTTTACTATTGACAAAAGGAATAATTTGTGATACGCTATATGTGACCGAGCGAGAGACTGACGACTTCACTATAGGTGAGGCGGTTGTCTTTACGACCTCGGTCTTTTTGTTTTCGTCTATTTTCTTGTGAGGAATTTTATTTTGATCTACAACTACATAAAGAGTCGTAATGCCATTTTTGCTTCTTTTCAATCCAAAGCGAACTGGAACAAAGTACTCCCCGTCAACATATCCTCCAAGAAGGTTATCAAAATATACAGTATCAGTATCGTAGTAGTACCGATTATTGTGACTTTCAATTCCTATGGCATTTTCAACTGCGCCTTTCAACAGAGGAAGAAGTTTTGCGAGATGAGTCGGCGAAGTATCCTTTGAAATGCTTTCTTTCAAATTGCTCCTCGACAAAGTAATCATAACTTCAACATCGTTGATGTCATAATCTGTAAAAACCTTAAACTCTTCGCCTATTTTCAGAAGAGCGGCCTTTACAAGTCTCTTTTTATGGCTTTCGAGATCACCTTTATTGGCGGAAATTGCCTCGTCTGCCTGCCCTGAGTAAATAGGCGCCACAATACTTTTTTTCTTCAGAATTTTGCTTCTTTCGGTGTCAGACATTCCCGGCGCAACTTTTCTGTCCAAATACAGAACATCCCCATCAAGCTTCTTATTAAGGCGATCATAGACCTCTTGAGATGTTTTGTGGCTTTTGTTGCGTTCAGATAAGGAAACTTTTTCCGAAGTGTTGACAGAATTTTGATTTTGTGATACACTGTTTTCAAACACAGAACTGATGGTCGGTTCAACACCACTTTTAGTGGTGCTCCCGGCGTTCTTAGGTTCTGTGTTTTTTATTTCTGCGAGGATAAATTCTTTTCCGCTTGGCGCAAGAACACGAAGTGAGTGAACTCTCCTTGCGCCACCATAAAGCACAGAAACCGCAACATTGCCGACCTCTCCGTTAAGAGTAGCAGGAGCAGCATAAACAATGGAAGGATATCCCTTTCCTTTATGGTTTTTGTGCCCGCTTATTGCCTTTCCGCGCTTGATGATGTACGGAGCAACAATAAGTGCTGCCGCTTCGGCATCTGTAAAGACATAGCTTCTTGCTCCCTTTATGGCATCTTTGTCGAAATTGATGCTTCCGTGGTCTTTCCTTTCAATTTTATAACCGAATTTAGTGCGCAGGATTTCGTCCAACTGTTCGTAATATGGTTTCCCGGTTGCTTTGTCATAATTAACACTTGCCACGGGCTGCATACTATTAACCTCGTCAAGATGCGCTTTCAACTGTTCCTTTATTGAACTGTGATTGTCACTATCCCACGCAACATCCCACGAAAGAACGTCACCTCTGGGGCTAAACATAATCTCACCCGAAGTAACCGCATCTATATCCACATTCGCATAGGTGTTACCTGCATCCACGATGCCCTCAGCAAAGAGATCGGAGATCCTTTCGATGGTCTCCTTAGTCATCTGCATAACCTTTTGTGCTTCTTCGGTCTGCACGGATACATTTTTGTATGCCTTGGTTATTCTCTTGTAGAGGTCTGCAAAGAACTGCTTTATCTTCTCCCATACACCCACATCTTTATGCTTGAGTCTCTCAAGCTTTGATGCAAGGTCAGTGTCGGTGAACATAGTCTGCATCGCATCTGCGACTACCTCTTCATAGGCTTCATCGAACGTGAGCTTTTTCATTTTCGATTCAGCCATTTTCTTATGGATGAGGTCTCGTATATCAGTTCCTTGCTTTGCGTATTCCGACACAAGGAAATCCGCGAGGACTTTGAACTTCGCAGGCGACCATTGACGGACGAAATGCGTAAGTTCATGTGCGAGTGTCCAGAGTATTACTCCCTCTCCGTTGGTTCCTGCGTGAAGATCGATGTAGACTTCACCCGTGGATTTGTTGATAAATCCGTTAGGAGCGATAGTGCCTGCCTTGAAACCTGCGGTGTCTTTTGCGAAGACTCGCACCTTCTGCCCGTCTATGGTCTTTTCAACGGTGTCGAAGATATATACCTTGTTGTGAGTAATGTCGGAGACTACCTTGCCGAGAGCATCAATGGATGCCGTCTGTCTTTCGGTGAGACCTGACTTTTCGTAAAGGTGTATTACTTCGCCCGTCTTCGGCTTCTTGACCTTGCCCTTATTCGCGTCGACCTTCGCCTGCGCCTTTGCAGAATCCTTTTCGGCGGACTTCTTGCCAAGGTTGTAAGCATAGGATTTCATCGAATCGGGCAGATCAGCATAGAATCCTTTGTTGGATATTTTGTCCACCGGGTATCCGACCTTGCCATATTCAAGTGCTTCTTCGACTCCGTTGAGATACTTTGTGACGGAAAGGTTTACGCCCTTGAATCCATGAATGATCGCGTTGGTAACGTCGGCACCGTATCCGAGAGATATTGCGCCCTCATAAAGCAAACCCTCGTCGTTGTTGGCGTATTCCACGTCCTTGTTGCTGATCGTAGAGCCGTCTGCAAGGGCATAGGTTGCGGTCTTGCCGTCTGTCTCTGCGACCCTCTTGATGTCTATCTGCTTGCCTGTGGTGGAGTTGGTGGTGACACCGTTCTCGCTGATTCTCGCATGGGGAATAGAGTTCTTCGCTTTATTGACCATATCGTCGAGAGTGGCATCATAGTTGCCGAAAGTCCGTCTGCCTATGTTGTACTCGGTTTTGATGGCTTCCGTCTCCGCGTTCCTCATAATCTGTTGAACAGTAGCGGATGCAGAAAGTGCCTCCTTGCTTTGGCTTTTGGCTATGGCGGAGTAGTCTATTCCTGCGTGACCGTCTTTGCCGTAGATGTTATTAAGAGCATTGAGTCTTTGGTTGACGGTGGAGTTCTGGTCTATGATGACCTTCTTGAAGACTCTCTGTATAATGGGATTGTTATCGAGTGCCTTTCTCTGCAACGCGGTGAAGTTCTCTCCTTCAACTGCCTTGCCGAGCCATTCGGAAATGGTTTTGGCATCCGACTCTGTTACGCCCTCTCGCATAAGCTGATACTTAATATCTGCCTTGTTCTGCTCCGAGAGTGTTCCGTTCATCTCCTTGATAAGGGTTGCGAGTTTCCAGGTGCTTGTATTATTGTCTACCTTGCCTGCGAGTTTGTATGCGAGGGTATCTGCGGAGAAGGTTTTTCCGATCTTCTTGACGGAGTCTGCCCATCCGTTCTGCTTTTTTATATTATGAGCGGTTACAAGGTTGCTAACTCTGTTTGCTCCCGCTCCTGCTCCGTTCATGATACCTGCGGACAAAGCTCCGAGCATACCTGCGTATGCCGCCTGCCCCCAATTGACGGCTTCATGTCTTCCCGTGGCTATTTGTTTGAAGAAGGGGGTGAGAACCTCCTGCAACCACTCTTCGGTGAACTCACCACCCATATCTATGGCAAACTCTATTGCGAACTTCGCCGCCGCGCTATTGAGACCATTGGCAAAACTCTTGACGGATTCCGTCCCTATACCACCGAATTTGCCTACGCCATTAAGAAGGTACTGAAGTCCTGCTTCGGAAACGCCCGTAAGCAAACCGTACATATTGGCTTGACTCTCGCTATATCCGAGGTTAAGCATCTCTTGTCTACCTGCTCCGTAAGCAGAAAGACCGGTAAATCCTGCTTGACCTATCGCACCTGCAGTTTTCGCGCTCATCACCGCGTATCCTGACGGTCCGAGCAATGCAGAGGTCGCGTATCCTGCCAACATACTCGGCATCATATAAGCAATGTTGCCCTCCACGTCCCACAAGACCTTCTCAAGTCCTTTTTTCTCCGCGCCAAGCATTTGGTCTGCTATCTGCACGGCAGACGGTGCCTTGTATTCGTCACTACCGATAGACCCAATATCGCCTGCCCATCTTTCAAGGTTTGCAAAAACATGAAAAAGTTCGTCAAGAACGGGCACATCGACAAGTTCCTTCATTCTTTTTCCTTCTTTTGCATCGATTTCAGGCTCTATAACACGGAGGTACTTGTCTGCTACCTTTTTGCCGTATTTGCCAAAGAGGTACGCATACTTGTTGTACTGGTCATCGTCCATTGAGTTGATGAACTTTTGATAGAACCCATCACCCGATGCCACGAGTTTTCCTTCCTTGACGGCAATGATGTCGGACTTGTAACCTCGAACAAAAGGACCGTCCCAATCACCTTTTCCTTTTCCCTTGGTCTTACCCTGCTCGACATACTCGTCAAAGTCGGTTATCTTTATGTCGGGGTTGAGTGTTGAGGGAAGGTAAGTGGTATAGAACTCTTGTGCTTCTTCTCTTCTTGTTGCCTTGGCTTTAAGCTCGGTGAGTCTTGCAATCTCGTCTCTCGCCAACTCTCTGTTTCCTTTTGTAAAACCGAAAAGATCGGAAACATCTTCAAATCCGTGTTCAAAAATTTGCTGAAGCCAAGGGTCGTCGAGATCATTCCACGATTCAAGCTCATCGATCTCGGCTTGGAGTTCTGCAGAGGATTTGAAGTTATCGAGATTCTTGTAAAGCCATTCGTTTTCTTCTTCGGGGAAGCCAGAAGGACTATTACGCCAAAGTTCGTAAGCTTCGTCATAGGTATAGTCCTTGTACTTGTTGCCGTAATAGTAGTCCTTATACTCTCCCTCGTTTTTGAACTGCTTCCAATACTCGATGTCCTTATCGGCGTGAGAAAGGATGTTATTGAGTCCCTCTCTTGTTTCGCCAAACATTTTGCGTATGTCGGCTATAGTTGAGGAGTCAAAATATCTTCCGTAGTCATCGAGAAATTTGTTTAGTCGATCCGCTTCAGCAAGAAGCCATTGGTTGCGTGAGGAAACGGTGTCCTTCCATTCCTTTGCGCCGTTAAGTCCGTATACGGAGGAATCGAGATTCTTATAATACTCGCCGACGGACTTGCTATAGTCGTTTGCTGCCGTTGTCCAATTAGACAACGCGCTTTGAAACGATTCGTAGAAGGGTTTGAGATTCTCCTCGGTAGCATACAAGTCACGGACACTTGTAAATCCTCTCGTTGTAGTCTTGTTGCTTTTTCCGTTGTCTTGAAACAGTTCCCTTACACTTTTTATTGCCATAGTTTCCTCCTTGCGGTTATATTATTTGACGGTGAAATACGGCTGCCACGGTCCCTTCAATTGAGGATATACGGGCGGATTGAGGTATGATTCGGGCAACCATATTCCTGCGAGCTTTTTCATACCATCCTCGGATATGGCAAGGCTCGAAATAAAGTTGTCTATACCTTCCCAATCCTGCTCGTCAGCCATATCCTTGAGAATTTGCGCTTGCTCAAAGGTAAGACCTTCAATTTCTTCTGTTTTTGCAGCCGCCTCTTGTATATCGAGTTGTTTTTCCTGATACTCTTCGGTCTTATTCTGCTGATAGGTATTGAAAGCGTTTGCCTCGTTGGTATTGTGCTCCGCATACTCTTTGTCATAAAGGTTCTTCGCGGCGGTGGTGTAGTGCGTTCTGTCGGTCTCAAAGACTCCTCTGTCATACGCCCTCTCGGTGTTGTATGCATCGGTGAGTCTTGCAAGTTCGGCGTTGTAATCGGCAACGCCGTCACGATGCTCTCCGTACTCGGTCTGGTACATATTGTTGAGGATACTGTACTTGTCCTTCAAGTCCTGACCTTCCTGCGCGTACTTTTCGTATGCCATTTGGTAAAGTTGAGGCACGATATCGTTGAGGTTCTGCAGGTGGCTCTGGTATGCCTGATTTCCTGCGGTGACCGCATAGGAATTGCCGTATCCACCCGTCATTGCAGATGCCTGACCGACGGTGTCTGCCATTGCAAGTCTGCCCTGATTTATGAACTTGTCCTTGTACTGCTGATAAAGCGCATCTCCGTTGAGATCGTAGGAGAATGCCTTTCGGTTGTTGATCTTATTCCAAGCATCGTTGAGAGCTTGTCCGTAAGTACCGCCCGTCCATTCTTTCGGCTTGTTGTTGCTCTCATACTCGGTCATTTTGTTGCGGTAGTCTGCCACCGCATCGCTTTCGACATAAGTGTCGTACTCTGCGGCTTTTGCCTCCGCGTTTTTGAGGTCTTTGCTCTTGGTGAATTTTTTGAATTCGTATGGCATTATTGTTCCTCCTTATGTTGATGTGGTGTGTAAGTATTTCCATCCTTGCCATTCACCGTCAAGGAATAGGTTGGTAGCGAGGTCTCCCGTGGAAAAACTGGACAAGATAACGCTTATGCGTGTGTCGGATTTCTTGGTTATGAACCCCGACGAATAATCAAAAACGCCGTTGGTGGGAATACCAACAGAGTTTCCGTCGGTGAATATGGGAGTTATACCTATCTGGCATTGCTCTGCGTATGTAAGCAAATCTATTGCAATCTGTGGCAACAGTTCGCCGTATATTCCTTTGTCGAATATTGCTTTCCAAGCGGATCGGAAGGTGTATTCCTCGCTTTTATCGCAGTAATCACCAACTGTTACGTTTTTGCCGCCTGCTCCGAGATGGAGCGCGACATTCTGCGTGGGTACTTCGATATCTTTGACATCGAAATCCCCGAGATCATCGAGAGCGCGTATTTGTACCGCATAAGACTCGGTAAGGATGAATTCCTCACTCACAAGAGCGTTGTATTCATCTCCGGTCTCATCTGCGGTAAGGAGATCGTGCCATTTTTGATCGGGATTATTTGAGTCCCAAACCTCTGCGCTCAACTTCCGTCTCCATTGCAGAACGCATCTGTTTCTGCTGCCGAGGTTATAGTACGACCTCTTGGCTTTTATCCAAACGTGCGGACTACTGCCCTTTATATCTCCGTTTTCCGTACTGCGGTAGCACTTGATAGCGTTCTCGCCATCACAAGGTACAACAAGCGGTTTAGAATACTCAAGAACGGAAATTGTCTGTCTTGCTTCTCCCGTAAACCCTCTTGAGTCCTTTGCGCTACCAATGACCACAACATCCCCAGATGTTGTTATCGCTTCCGTAGTAAGGGTTGCGGTTTCTTTTGCAGACGGTGGGGTGAAGAAACATCCTGCCCCTATGGTGTCTGCCGTTACCTCCATCTTGCTTATGGTGGCTTTGTACCTACCCTCTGCCGTAATGGTGGCACTAACACCCGACTTGCCTTGGATGTATTCGCTTGCAAGTGCGGATGGTATAGACGATGGATTCGACGGCGAAAGAGTCATTGTCACCGATGGCGCGGTGTCCTCGGTTTCGCGTAGAGAGAAGTTGCTTGGCGCGTAATCCTCGTATACGCTTCCGGTCGCGGTTGTGGTGCGAAGCACGAATGTGACAGAGACATCTGTGCCATTGCTCGGAACTTTTGAAATAAGAAGCGCGATATCATCTTCGGGGAACACATAGGACCTCTCTGCGGTATCAATTTCCCTGATTGGCGTTATTGCATTGCGGTTTGAGTCGGCAATGTATGCCACGATCTCCTCAATGTTTTCTTCCGACGGATTAGCAAACTCGATAATGGTTGGGTCGACGTTGTCAAAAATTGCAGGGACATTGGTGAAAGTTGCTCCGCGTTGTATAGTATCAAGTACCCACCAACTGCTATATTCCTTGACCTTTGAACTTCCTTGGTAAATTACGGTGTTGAGGAGAACTGTAACGCCCTTTGTGCCATCTTCGTTATGACTAATCTCCATAGTTCCGCCAACACTACCCTTGGCAGCGGGGAATACTTCTGCTGAATAACTAACTCTGTCCTTGTAATATACGCAAGTGCCGTTTATGAACACCGAGGTCGGACCGGTACTGTAGTAGTTTACCTCTCCGTCAACGGAGGAGAGAGTCCACTTAATGACGGACTTGTTATTAGCCACGTCTATCATCGTCTGTTCGCAAACGAGTTGCATATATCTGGTCTTATATGCATCGCTCTTTATGGTAATTGAACTCGCCATTGTTAACCTCCGATCCAAACGAATGCCAAGCCGTCGGTGGTATCGGCTTTATATCCGCCGAACTGAACCGAACCAAGGAAGTGTGCCGTATTTATATAGAGCTTCGAGCTTGCGTTTTTGGTAGAACCAATGTACGCAACCTCTTGGAAGTTCTCGTCGAAAAACGAGAGTCGCTTCGCGGTAAACCACGCATAGTTCTTATATTCCCCGTATTCTGTGGTTTCACCTACCGCCATTCCGAACGCCTCTTGTCCCTCAAGGTCTCCTGAAGGATATTTTCCGAGAAATCCTCTTTTGATATATCCATTGACCTTTTCAAGCGCGTCGAGCCGTCCGTCCCCGTTGGGGTTGGTGATCGTCTCGATCTTTTCAAATGATTCGCTGATATTGTGGGAATTTGCTTCTACCTTACTTTCGGTCTTTTCAAGGTAAGTGCCGAAATCGGATACCGCGATATACTCTCCGTTAAACGATGTCTTCATAGACTCCTCATACGCAGACACAATATCCGCAGATTTGATGATAAGAGCCTTTATGGAGTTGAATGTATCTACCGCATCTTCCGCGCTATTTGAGCTGTTCTGCGCGGTCACGGACACATTTGCGGTATTGCCCTGAATGGCATTGTCGACGGCGGATAGCGCAAAGTTGAGTTGCTCAACAAGCTGATGCATATAACTCTGCATCTGCGACATCTTGCCCTCGGTGTCGGTGGCGGTGATGTTGGGAAGTCTTATATCAATCATTAGATATCACTCCCTTGCTCGATGGTCTTGGTGATAGCGTAAATCTTCGCATCGCCTTCGCCCTCTATTCGCAAGCGGAAGTGGTCGCACCTCTTCGGTCTTATCGGCAAAGAGAATGAGCGCAGGTTCGTTCCCGTTACGGTGGCAAGAGTGTGCCACACTCCGTCGGAGTCGTACTGTGCGCTGAAGGTAACGACCGAACCTATTGCGAGGGACATACGGATAGACATACTTGAGATGTATTTTTTGTCGGGCATAGATGTGCCGATAACACCGCTTTCCGCGTACCAAGATATCTTGCCCGGCTCTTTGATTCCCGATCCAAGCAGGGTTTTTATACGCTTGTCTTCGTGATCGATGTAAAACATCTCGCCGTCGCAGGAGCAGAACGCATCTATCCTTGTGTTATCTTCTTTATGCCACAATCCCACCGAGGTGTCGAATACGAACAAATACCACTTGCCGTCCTTTTCGGAGCGCATAGAGATGTAGTATTTGTTGTTGTGAGAACCGCCCACGGCACCGTTGCGGTAGGGGTCTGCGATGGTCTCGTCTACGGCGGTGTAATGAGTGTCACCGAATGCGGTGGATATGTCCGTGGGGAGTGAGCCGTCGTATACGCATATACCGTTTCTCGATTTGTAGAAGAGTGTCTCGTTTACTATGGCGAGACTATTGCCTGCTCCTCTCTGTACGCCTCTGCAAGCGGTTGTCTGCACCTGATAGTTGGCAGGGAAGTTGCCATATATCTTGTGAAGGTGGTTTTCCTTGAAGAACAGAGGGTATCCGAGGTGGGTTATAGCACCCGTCCATTGTCCGTCTGTACCGCAGGTGACCGCATAGG